TCGAGGTTTACAGTAGGACCATCGGGATGTCCAAGTTCTCCAAGTGCTCTGCCTGACTGAACATTCGATTCATTATAACGAGAAACTTCCTTGCGGAGAGTTTCCATAGGATACATACGACCATTGCGGTTCTTAATGTTTCCCTGAAGGAAAACTCCTTCAATATATAATGACTTCTTGCCAGACTTAGTAGTCTCAACTAGAAATTTTACTGATTCGATTTCTTCTCTAATAAGTTTCATAGTTTTCTACTAACCTGCGTTTTGAACTTGTTGACAATGTATTGAACCTGATCCGGTTCTTGCCTCAGCTGCTATTTTAAGAGAATTTCTTAAAGTTGCTGCACTATCAGGACTCAATGCAGTAGCAATTCCTGTAGTGTTTGTACTAATAGTAACTTTAGGGGTATATCCATCAACTCTATTTCCAGTATTCACTGCAGTTATTGACTGATGAGAAAAGTCATAATATGACTGACCAGTTACAGTTAATGAAACCGTGTCGCCAACATTAAATGGGCAACCCGTTCCTTCTGGTAAAGATACAACCGTAGTTGCTCCAGTAGTAATTCCAACAACTCTTTGGTTTTTTGGAGCACCTAAAGAAAGAATCTCAGGTTCTCCTACAGTAACTAAGAAATTTGTTGGTCCAGCATCTGGTTCAGTTCCAATTGAAACATATGCATCATTACCAATAGCAACAATTCTAATTGCATCAGTCTTATGTGCAAATGCAGCAGACTTCTGGGAACCAGAATTTGTTGTTCTTGTAAAGGCAGAATCTACCGGATTAAGACGAGACATTATTTCCTAAAGTTCATTTATAAGTTATTTATAATTACTCTTCACTTTCTATGGATTCTGGAGAATTATTTTCCTCAGAACTTCCATTGAAGAGTGAATTTGCCGCTGTTTGCTTATAAGAATTTACTCTTTCTGCTGTTTTAGCATAAAGCATATCTTTAATTGCATCACTAATTTGAGATGGTGATTCATCAGTGATAATATTATCTAGGAGTTCATCCATAGGTTCCATAGTACAAATTTATTTTTATTTATATCTCCCCACCCTTAGGTAGTTCTACAGGTTCGGCAGCAGAAGCATCAATTTCGGGTTCCATCTGGGGTTTACCCAAATCCATATTTGCCTGATCATCTTGCAAAGGCATTCCTGTTGCAGGGTCAATGGTTGCAGGATCTGGTATAATACCATTTTTGATTTCATTTTCAATCAATTTATCCTGCTCAAGAATTTCAATATCGGTTTGACGCAATATCTTACGTCTTACATAATCTTGTGAGTAATATTTGCCCACATATGGTTCTGCAGTTGCAACAAGAGCAAGTCTCTCGTTCATCAATTCTGCCTCTTTTAATTCGGAGAAATGATTATCATACAGGAAATCATACTGAATATGCTCACTCATTGACTCCCAATCATCAGGAGTAATTACATTCTTCAGGAGTAATTGAGTCCTCAACATGTCATTAAACATGTTAGAGAATCTCTTTCTTAAACGACCAACAAACTTAGTAAACTTAAGTTCATCTCTTAAGATCTCAGAAGATCTCCCCAAGTTAAACCCACCTTCTCCATCCATTCTTGATGGTGGAACATTAAGGGACCTGTATAATTTCTTTTTAAAATACTCAATATCAGTGATTTCACCCAAGTTTTGTCCGCCAGGGAGAGTGGTGATTTCGGTTCCTCTTCCACCCTCACGCCTGGGAAGCCAGAAATCCTCAAGCATTGACATGTACTTTTTGTCATCACGAATCTCTCCAGTATTTGCATCATATACAAGTTTGTTGCGATAACGCATCATAACGTCACGCAGATATTGTTCTGCCTTTTGCTTAGGAAGATTGCCAACATCAATGTAGAAAATTCTACGTTCTGGTGCTCTTGATAGTCTATAGATTACAAGACTATCCTCAATCATTCTCAATTGATTTAGAGACTTGATTGCTTTATGAAGATATGAAAGAGTTTGTCCCTTATTTCTATCTACAAGTCCAGAAGTACAGTAGGTGACAGCATCTTTTGCCATCTTAATTCCTGCACCAGGAGATCCCATATTCCCTGAAGTGGTATTAACTTTAGGGTTATAGATATAAAATTCTTCTAACTCTGGAAAATCATAATCCATTGGATCATTTTTCAGAGGATTAAGTCTATTCAGTTGCTGCTTTTCATTTTTCTTTTGTTTTCTCACATAACGCATTTTAGTAGCGTCTATGTAGCGAAGTTCTTGAATACCTTCTTCAGGTTTTTTTAAATCAATAATTTTGTGGTAATATAATCTGCCATCAACATACCAGTTACGGTATATTTCATGTGCTTTTTTGTCAAAATCCAATAAATCTAAAATATATTTAAATTCGCTTCTAATAATTTTTTTGATACCATCGCTGGCATTGAGATTTGATAGTTCAATTTCTACAGGACTATCATTAGAATCTGAGACAACTGCTTCATTCACAATATCTTCAATCGCACTATCACACTCTGGATGGAGTGCCATTTCGCGATATCTTCGGATTAACTCATTTTCGTTCTTATAAACACCCTCAATATCTACATATGAACCAAAAAAACCACTACTCAGGTAGTGATCAACCCCGTCCTCATTATTAGGAGGAACGGGGGAGACCGCTGACGGTGAGAGTGGTTCGTTGTCCTCTATTGAGAACCCAAACAATTTTGACATTATTATATTAGAACTTTATCTCTTCTATTTATTACTTCAGATTAATCTGAGTTGCGTCACTAGAAAGAGATTCAAAAGATTGGACTGCAAATTCTACAGTAAACTCTTCAATCGTATCACCTGAATCATAAGAAAGATCGATTGCAGAAACAGCAATTGGGAAGATGTCGATGAACTTGTATGACTTCAGAGGAGTAACTGAAGTACCATCGGTTGTATCGGAGTTCTTCTTGCTGTTTCTACTGCCAGAGTAACCTCTGCCAAGTTGATGAACTTCAGCGTCAATCATATATGAATCTGGATTTGTTGCTCCAGTGTTATTGCTAAGTCTAGCAATACCATTCATCCATGCTTCCATAGCATTTCTAATTCTGAAGTCTTCGTCGTTGATAATGGTAATAGTCCAGTTATCAATTGTTCTGTCTCCAGCAACCTTCAGAATACGACCTCTGAAGGGGACATCAATAGAAGCAATATTAGATGCAGGCAGGTTTGCTGCCTTACAAAGAATACTGAAGTCTTCTTGCTCAGTTTTTCCCCATTGTGCTTTGGGGTTTGAACCTGTAGCAGCTGTAGGCAAAGCATCAAGACGGACCTCAAATAGATTGGGTCTTGCACCACCACCTTGCAGTCTGCTATGAAATTTTGAAAGTGTACGTAAAGTTGACATTTGTTAAAAATCCTCCGTTATTTTATGATTAATGATCAAACTCTACCTGCTACTTCCGAGAAAGAAACGCCTGTTCGCGTTGCTACGAAAGTAAGGGTGATAAAGTTAATAGACTTGGCAGGCTTCAGGAAGATGTCTGCTCTAAACTCATTGTTATCGATCACATCAGGAGTATTATTACTCTCGTCACAAATGACGAGGTAGTCAATGAGTCCTCTCTTCGCTTGAACATCACGGAGGTACGGATCAACGATGTTTCTAAAGTTTGCTCTCGTTAGATCGTCATTCAGTTCAAAGAGTTGAGCTTGTGCTGCTCTCTCCAGTGACTGTTCGACAGTAAGGAACAAACGGCGAACGTTAATTCTATCAAATGCGGATGCATATCCAAGAGCAGTCTTATCACCAAAGAGGAATGTTCCGGCACCAGGTGAAGTGATGAAGGAGTTAATTCTCTTAGGATAGAGACGATCTCTTTGCGTTTTGCTTGGATTGTATGCAAGTTTGACGGCATTATTCAATACGCCTCTTTGCTGACCTGCTGGTGAGAACCAAGGGAAAGCGAGAAGTCCTGTTCTTGCCATCATTCCAGCAACATCAGCGTTGGTTGGAATGTAGACAAACTTGTTATTAAATCTATCGAAGGTGTACTTGTATCCAGAATCGAACGTCGCGTAAGACGAAGAAGATAAAGGACCAAAGTAATTGATTAGATTTAATGTTTGAGTCTCTGCAGTTAGGATTCCTCCACCAGCAGTAGCAACCAAATTGGATCTATGAGCACCAATAGTTGTCATACAATCCTTTCTTCCTTCTGCAAGGGAGATAAGATAATTTGCTTTTGCTTGTGATTGTGCTTCAGTAGAACAACCAGGACCCATAATTATGAAGTCTACTTCAACTTCATCTTTATTGGCAAACAGTCCGTATGCAGTAATTAGACTTGATAATTCTGCCTTGTAACCATCTCCACCAGAACTTTGATAATCGTTACCACCTAAGAGGGTGTAAGTTTTATTACCGATAGCAAGGAACTGCTTGTCTTGTGCAACTGTTCCTGACTGGTTTGTTGATGAATTGTCCTTAGTAAAGGATGCTGCCTTGACTCCAGTATATGCTGTAAATCCAGTTGCAACAGGTGTTGTACCATGGAAAGCATCTGCTGCTGCTAAAGGATCTTTACCAGCATAAATGTTTGCAGAAAGATCGCGAATATAATCTTTGAAGTACGTTCTTTGAGGTGCGTTTACATTTGAGATTGTATCGCTTGCCTTAGATAAATCAACATGCTTCTCAAGGACATTTCCTTTAATACCAGTTACATCTCCAGTATCATCAACAACTGCAATGTGAAGTTGATCGTTTTTACCTTGTCTATCACTTACATATACACTAGTTCCAGGTTTTGGTGCAATTGTGCTCCAATATACCGTAGAATTTGTAAGTCCTAAAGTCTGCTGATCATACCAGTCAACTACAGTTGTAGGTGTTTGTGCAGCAGTTACTCCACCCGTATCAGAGGTGAAGAAAACAGAATCTGAAGTATCGAAAGATGAGAATCCATCTCCTTCTGCGTAATCAATCTCAGTTTCTACTCCAGCGGAGGAAACTCTAGAAACAATTTTAATATCAAGTTTACTGGCACCGGATGCATCATCAGTTGCTCCAGTAATAATACCTTTTACATATCCAGTAAACTCTGCGGTTGTTCCTGCACCAGGAAGAACTCCAGAGATTGCGGCAGTAATACCCATACCAACTGTTGCACCAAGTCCTGCAAGACTGGTAGTGGTAATTCCTAGAGTTTGGTCTGCAAAATCATCAATGTAGCAAACCTTTAAGTTGTTTGACCAAGAACCTGGATTCTTAGCGGCATATACAAAATTAGTTGCAGTATCGTAATTATTGCTATAATCGTCGTAATTTTTAATTTTCAGTGTGGTTGTGCTTGCAATTGCTACACCAGCATTAGCATTTTTTAAGTCAGCATCATCTGCTCTAACAACCTTAAGAACTCCACCATATGAAAGATAAGATGATGCGCTCATCCAGTATTCATAGTGGGCATCAGATGTCTTTGGTTCCCCAAATACATTGAGTAAATCTTGCTCGGTTGGAATGTTCGTGACTTCTTCAACAGGTCCAATTTCAAATGGTGCAGCGATGGCACCAATGTTATCTAGTACATTATCAGCTCTTCCTACTGTTAAGTCAACCTCCCTTATCAGAACTCCAGGAGATAATTGAGGAGTCGCCATGTTTTGATTCTCCGTGGTCTCAGTTTATCTTCAAATATTTATTAATAACTCACTTTTCACAGGGGAAACGAGACGTGAATTACCAATCTGGATATGTCCAGTCATTTCTGCATTTTTTATTTTTAAGTATTCTTTTTATTGTGCAATCTTTACACTCATATGAATATGAAGATACAACTGCACCTCTATCCTTTCTTGTTCTATAAAATCCATCAATTAAATTTTTTATTGTTCCACAAGTCCTACACTTTCTATCTTGTAGTAAAAGGTGACCAAGTTTTATTTGACCATCTAAATCCATTATCTATAATCCCACATGTGGGACATGTCACCATATTCACCAACCGAAGCATTAGACCAACGATCGCCTTGGGCATCAACAAAACTATCTTCATCTAATCCATCATTTAAAAATCCAAATGGTGCCATATCCTGTTCTATTTGATTTTTCTGCTCTTCATATAATCTTTTACGAACATCCTGATCAGTCAACTCCTTAAAGTAATCCATCTGGACTAACCAGGCATAAATGACAAGACACATTGCCAAGTCATCATTACAACCTTCTTCAGCCTCAAATGAATTGTGCTTTGATATAAATGTTGTTAACTCAGAAATAATTTCATAATCATTAAAGATAACTTTATCTTCTTCTATAAGAGTTTTAAGATTAAGTGATCCAACTTTTTTTACAGTTTTGGACATCTTAACTCCCAATTGAGTTTTCTTACCAGAAAATCCTTGACCTACAATTTGACCTGCTCTACCTCTCATAGAACACATCAAAAGATTTTGATACTCAAGATCATATTGCAAAATACTTGCAACTTGATCACCAATGTCATTAACTTCGCATAAGATGTATGCACTATTATAACTCTTTGCTATCTCATAAATGATATTTGGAAATAGCATTGGTTTAATGTCATTGTTTCTATATTTTGCAACTATCTTATGAGGAAATTCTGTAATGTCAACACAAACAAATGCTGAATAGTCTTCACCAACTCCCCTTGCAACGTCAACGGTCATTACATAATCATGATCTTGTATTGGGTTCTCATATACATCCAATCCAGCATTTCTTTGTATTGGATTATCATAGATTAAAGTTCTTAATTTACTTGGAGCAATTAAAGTATTAACAGATCCTAGGAATTCACATTCAAACTCAACCTTGAATTGTGCTTCTGAGGTATTTGCAATTGTAGTCTCTTTCCACTTCTCATCCCTACCAGGAACTTCCGACCAGTGAACATCTGTTGGGATATACTCATTTTTACCTTTCTCTGCATCGTGCCACATGCGGTAGAAATGATTCATACCGTGTGGAGTGGATACAATAATTACTTTGGTGTTTTTACCAGAAGTAATAGTAGGATAAACAGATGCAAAGAACGAGTCTGCAACATGGTTTGGAACGAAGGCGAATTCGTCGAGGAAGAGAATGTTGAACGACATGCCTCGGACAGCACTTGCAGACGTAGAAGCTGCCAATATCTTACTGCCATTT